ATTTTTTCTACTTCTTAATCTGCTGTTTGTCACCTATTTATATTTTTCGTTTTCGTTTGATGTTGAAACAATGTTGAAACAAAGGAGATTTTCATGTTAAAGCCGGGAAATGATGCCCGGCTTATATTGTTGGTTTGGAACCGCCACTTATTTTGGTTATAGCGTCATGCTCTGTGTTTTTTCTTTGTTTCTCATCCTCGTCTTTGAGATACTTGTTCCTTATATCTTTGATGTCGTTTGTCATTCCCCATACTTTGAAGAAGAGGATAATTTGCAGTACTCCGAATATTAGGAGTATGATTTAGGTGTAGTTGTAACAAGCAGTGCATAAAAAATAAATATGCACTGCTTGTTTGATTAAAGTTTTTCGTTTTTTAATAATTCTGGATGGTCATATGTGTAATATACCTTGAAAATAAAAGTATATTCATTAATAACATCTCTAATCTGGATGGGCAGCATTAATCTGATTTCGCCAGCTTCTTTTCCTATATATTTTTCAGGGAGCATGGAATGCTTTTTCCATCCATTTCCGATTGTGCTATAACCTATTTTTATACCATCGTCATAATAAACATTAGATGTCGGGGTTGCTAAATCTTCAATTTTGGCACCTTTTATGATTGTGGTAGCTGGTTGGTCTCCTTCTCGTTCGGAGAATTTTGTTCCAACATGCATAATTTTTGAGGATAAACCATCTAATCCTACAAATGCTGCTTCATTCCAAATGATTTTAAGAGAATGATCGGATACATTTTTTAGCATAAAGTTAAATTGCTCTGAAGTACCAAAAATTACAATGTCTATTATGCTGTCGTTATATGAATATTTATCAATCCCATTGTCTTGTATGATTTTTGTGTTACCATATCGATTTGTTGCTTTTTCTGGCTTTTCAACTTTCAATAAAGCTGTCTTATAGCTTCCTTTGAGTGCCTTTTGAAAAGGCGTAGTTTTAACCATTGAATACGGACATTCTATAATTTCCCCAGTTCGTTTATTTTTAACTTTTACATTTATTTCTGCTGTCGCATAATCTTTACCAACTCCCTTTCCTATAAATAGATCAATAATTTCATATTGATCTTTGACCATATCGTGTTGTATTATTTTTCCCATATGAAGTTGTTTGTATTCCTCAAAAGGTTCAGTGAAAACAATGGGCATATACGAAATGAGTGGCCATTGTTTAACTCCGCTCCATATACTAACTTTTACGGAAACTTCTTCATACCCTTTAAATTTAATCTTTCTTTTAGACCCGTTTTCGATAGCAATGATAGAAATTTCTTTATTAGGCTTGTCGTTAAGAGTTATATTTTTAACTGTGACTTTTGATATAGTGTAAGTCTTGCCAATGTAAGATTCATTAAATTTAAATCCAGATTTATCCCATGTTTCTAATTGCCCATATGCGGGGCGCACCGTAAAGCATTTTCCTACATACTGTTGGTATTCTTCTTCTGTCTTTTGTTGATTAAAGCCAAAGTTGGTACTAGTGTTAAAGGCGAAGGATGTAATATGGCTTACTAGTAGTCCAAGCAAAAATAAAATCTTCTTCATAATCTTAATATATTTAGTTTCTAAAATCTCTTTACAGCTCCCAATACTTGAAATATAGTTCTAATCATTCTTGCTGGAAGTTGTTGTGGGGAATACTCTGGTGATTTATTGGATGGGATGAGCGTATATGAATCGTCAGTTTTCCCAGCTCCCAATCTTTTTATAGTGCGCATATCGTTTGTTGTAACGATGGCATACACTTCTCCAAGTGGAAGAAATGATTTATCTTCTATTTTCTTTAATGCTATTATATCTCCGTGATTGATTTCCGGTTCCATAGAATGACCTGTAACATTGCACCAGCAATCCGCATTATTGTATTTTTGAAAATCTATCATATATTCCGGATTTATAGTTTGGTCGTTTAGAATCAGGTCAAAACCACCTATAAAATCTACATTATAATAGGGAACGCCTGTTGTATAGTTGATTTTAGGTTGTTCAGTACCATATTCCAAAATTGGCTCCATTACAATATTCTCGTTATTTTCTTTACGAGACAACATCTCTCCTTCACCAGTAAGAAGCCAGTTTGCATTTACATCTGGGAATTTTGATAAAATTTTGTTGAGTACATTTTTACCAGCACCACGAGATACCCAATTACTTATTGTTTGTGGGCTTTCTTCCATTTTTCTTGCAAAATCAGCTTTTGATTCGCAGAAATGAGAAATAATATCAGAAATTCTTTCACCTTCTGTTTTCATATAAACAATTTTGTGTATATTTGTGTCGGAATCAAGTTGCGGATGATTTCAACTAATTTGTTTAACTATTCCCGTAAGGGACTATATAGGCGACTTAACTTCAAACCGCAACTTTGGAGTTGGTCGCTTTACTTTTATAGTTATGGTAATAATCAATCCTTTTCTATTTGAATCAATGAGAATGCAAATAGAAGAGTCATCTCATACGCCAAACAAAACAATCTGTAAGGATCCATTTAAAGAATCAAACAGGCTTATTGATAATGCAAAAGAATCATACTTCAAGATCTTGAAGGAAGAGAAGCGCGCTATCAGAGAAAGTGCCAATCCTTCCGAGTTTAATCTTTAGTTTCCTTGTGAATGCATCGTCAAACAGTGTATATCCATATCGTGTTTTAAGTTCTTTCAACTGATTAATAACATAATCTATATCTTCCTTATCTTTAGTCTTTTCAGTGGTCTCAAGCATCATGTAAATAGATTGCCTTATATCTGCTATATTTTTTAATTTCATAGCCATGTGTAGCAGGCGTATCTCTATATACATCATAGTTTTTGCTGTATGAATTACATGATGGTCACTTATGTCCTGTAATTTTTCTTCTATTTCATTTTTAAGGTCGTTTTTTAACCCAAAAATGTTATATCCAACCATTACGGCTAATGCTCCTACAACGAAAGAAAGAAAAGCAATCATAGAATCGAATAGAGTCCATGTTACAGGCTCGTATTTGCATAGCCATAGCAATATTGCAATGACACTTAATCCCAGTGCTATCCGCGCTATCCAATTTCTATTTCTGTCTTCTTTCTTCATATTATAATAAGGTATAATCTGCTTTAATAGTTAAATAGTGTTTATATACACATATTTGTTTATATACTATTTGTAGTATACACAAAAACGTGTATCTTTGCATTATCAAATTAAACTGATACAAAGAAACGAAGATTAATTCAGATTTCAAATAGTATAAACATATTAAAATACACGATTATGAGAACAAGAGAATTTTTACACGAAGTAATGAGCCTTGCTTGGCAGTTCGTTAAGCGTAATGGCTACACCATGAGCGAAGCAATGAAGGTCGCTTGGGCTAATTTGAAACTGAAAGGTGAGATGAAGAAGAAGATAGTGAAGTTCTACTTCAAAAAAGTGGATGGTTCTGTTCGTGAGGCATACGGTACACTAAATGAAAAGCTGATGCCTGCCATCACTGGTACTGACAATAGAAAGAAGAATGATACCGTCCAGACTTACTATGATACTGAACGCCAAG